GAAGCGCTGCGAAGCCATAATCGCCTCATGGTTCCGTATGGATTTTTCGACAATCAGCGCGAAGGGCTTGGTGGAAATAATCGGCTGCGTTTCGTCGCCTCCGTAAATCCATATTTCACACTCGTATCTGCCCACGGTCTGCGTTACGTCTCCGGGCAGCAGAAAGGTGACAATCCCGTTTTCCGGGTCGGCTATTTCACCGGCGATATAATTTACGGCAGAAGGATCGTTGTTTCCCTCTGGCTGAATATAAAGCGCAGCGGAGCAGTCCTGCATGATAAAGGCGGTGCTGTTGCCGTCGGAAAGATCGGTATCCGCTATTGTGACGTGCAGAAATCTGCTGTTGTTGTCGTACTGCTTGACGGTCACAGTGCCGATGGACTGATTGATGTCAATTTTTTTCGGAATAAAATCCTGCATAATAGTCAATAATCACCTCTTTTATCAATTCGGTATTATAAGCTGAATGTGTGCTTTTTAGGGGATTTGACGCTTCCGAGGTTCCCGGCAGTACCGCTGTAGGAAGAACCCGCGCGGGAAACGTACCATTCAATGACATTGCTCGTTCTGGCAGTCCCGTTCAGACTGATGTGGACTTCATGCCTTTCGGAACTGTTTTGCCATATCTCGCTGTCGCTCTTGATAACAGCCCATGACCATGTTCCTCCGTTGAGTCTGGCATACACCGTAAGTCTGATGTTGAGACCGAGCTTTGCGGCGGATGAAATCCAGGCGGAGAATGTCACCGGTACTGTCAGGGCGTTTCCGCTTTTCTGATAGGTGTATTCTCCCGCATAATTGACTGGGGGTCTGCTGACGGTAGAGGTAAAGACCGCAGATGCCCCGTTTTTGAAAGTGCCGCTTCCCGACGTGACGGCACTTCCCGAACCTCCGGCAGGAGCAGCGTTCCACACATTCTCCCAAGCATCCCCGTTCCAGCGTTTCCCGACGGTCAGAGCGACCCATGAAGAACCGTTCCAGCGCTTGCGGGAGGTGATCTCGGCAAAACCGCTCCCGGTATATCGCTTAATGCTCATATATATCACCTTCTTCACTCCAAGCCCGAGGGCTTCCGAATAATTCACGATTCACCGTTACCCTTCAAAGCAGCAGGACGTGAACACATTTCGCTCACCAAAGCCACAGATCGCCGACCCGCGGGGAGGAAGGCTGTGCCTGCTGCACGTAAATGCCCGGCAGAGCCGACTCGGCAGGCAGTTTCCCTACAACCTGCCGGATGCCTGTGATCTGACTGCCTGTGAGATGGATGTAAAACAGGGGAACATGTGTGGTGCTGCCTGCGCTGAGCTGTGCCATTGCGACAGTCGGAACAGACGGAGCAGCAGGATCAGATGCCGCCGCAGTTCCCTTGATGATTTTAAAAACATGTGTGTCTGCGACATCGCCGCCTCCCTTGGTAAACGCCGCTGCAACGATGTCAATTCTGCTTTTGCCGGGTTCGCCGTTTTCAACGGCAAGCTCGACGGTTTCACCGTCGGGAATCCACAGAATGAAGCCCTTGTTGCTGACGCCGCCGTTGGAAAGCCGGACGGTGTTGTCGTCCACCTTATCGCACCTGAGCGAACCGATGATGCCGCTGGTTCCTCCGAGGACACAGCGATGAATAAACGCATCGTCCTCGGCAGTGATGTGTGCGGCAGTTCCCTCAGGAGTGTAGATTGTAATTGCCTTTTGTCCCATAAAAATTCCTCCCAATTACTTCGCCGTATATCTCAGGCTTATGCCGTCGGCTGAAACTGTGAGCAGCTTGCCTGTCACAGTGCGTATGTCGTTCATGCCGGTCATCCGGTCGCGCATGCCGACCCTGTCGCCGAGCGGCAGATCGAGGTCGTCCGAGTCGAAGCTGATTTCAATGCCGTTCTGAGCGCCATGCTCTTTCAGCTGCTTTTTCGCGCCCCTGATCAGTTCCTTTTCGTCCTCCGCTGATGAGTAGTCGTAGACCAACGCACGTTCCTCCGCGCCGGACGGAATGCCCGGGGCATTTGAGTCGGCAGTCACCGTACCGTCAGGCAGCAGCCAGATATGACGTACAAGGCGGTTTTCCTGTTCACCTCTTCCCAGTGCAATCACATGGTTGTAGGTAGCCTCACCAAGAGTGGAAATATAGGAAAAATCATAATCCCCGGAAAATTCGATTTCCGCGCTTCTGTCAACCACAGGAGCGGAGGACAGAATAACATGTCTGCTGTCGGGGTTCAGCGTCAGCACAAGCCGCAGACCCAGCGGATCCAGCATGTCCTGAATGCCTTCCAGCACGTTCTGATAGCGGAATTTCTGTCCGCAGAGCCTTCCTGCATTTCCGGAGGGTGCAGTGAATACTCCTCCGAAGCCCGAAATCAGCGAACGCATGACAGGGTAAATGTCAGTTTCGCTCATGTCGAGATGACTCTGTCCGGAGGGCGGCATGATGACCCTCCGGGAGAGCATGCCGCGCCATGTGACACCGCTGAGTTTTACGGTGTGCGACTTGGAGATATGCTTAATCCCTTCCAGTCTTCCTCCCCATTCAGAGTCGGGAAAGTAAAGATAATGCCCCAGTGCAAAGCCGTATCTGCCGAAATCCTCGGCAAGAATTTCGGCTTCCCAGTCGTTTCCTGCCACATCGGGCGCAAGCGAGATAACCCCGTCATATTTTACGAACTCCACAACACCCAGCTCGGTGAAGCTTTCATCGGCGTGAATCAAATCCATAACCATACCACCAGAAAAAATAATAAATAAGAAACAATAAAGAATCCATAAGTATTTCGGAACGCACGCGCAGGTACGGTGCCGGAATATCGTTTTTTAAGGGCGAGCCTTCCTTCACTATTCGTTTTTTTCTATTCTTTATTCTTTTAGAGTGCTTTGCTCGCATTCCGCTCCGGCTCACTTCTTTGGGTGAGGAATGTGACCTCGCAGGCGAACTGCCCGGAGCAGCTCACTGCAAGCGCACCGGAGGGAGCGTATTTGAAATTGTCAACGCTTTTTTTGCGCAGATGAAAAATACTGGTACGTGTGCCGCTCTGACTGACGCGGTAAATGCTTTTGTCGCGCTGATCGATAATGACATACTCTCCGAGCGATATGTCTGTGTTGACAGAGTACTCATTTTCTCCCACATACACCGAAGGATTGCTGCATGTGCCGAATATCTTTATGATCATAGGTGCAGGATCCGAGGTGTCGTTGACAAATCTGGCAGTATTTCCCTCGGAGTATCTGTACGGGTATTGACCGGGATACTTCTTGTCGTCCGAAGCGACGGCAGCCGTCATCGGAAGAACCGTAACGGTTTCTTCCCTGACCCATGCGGGAGAAATGAGCTTGAGCGTCAGACCGACCACAGTGTAAGCGGACCAGTCACGGTGAACGGTCTTGACCGAAGCGGAAGCAAAACAGCGGATATACCTGTCGTTGATCCAGAGCTTGCCGGGAGAAAGAGCACAGAGATCATACGCCAGAACATTATGCAGTCTGTCAATTGCCGCGTCATGTTCCGGCTGTGTGTCGGCGAACACGTCAAGCACAAGCGACCGGTCCTGTAAAGGACGCCGGGCAGCAACCGCCCTGCCTCCGTCTCTTAGCGCACGGTCGTAAGCCGAAATATTCCACTGCCAGTCAAAAAGCCCCGTTGTCTGCACCACAATCGGAGCTTCGTCAAAGCGTATTGTTTCCCCCGACGAATTTTCATACCAAATCGAGTAAGGCAAAAGCTCTCCCATAATATCACCTCCCGTGTGAAAATCATATATGAATAACAGATGATGATGCATAGAGAAGGAAGCCTGTCAGACCACGGAACTGATTCGTGCGGTGCAGGCTTCCTTTTCTTATGGCAGCTCTTAATCATCCGATGTCCTGGCGAACGTATGCGAGCGCTACACGTATTCCCGCACCATTCTGCCGAAGCTCCGTCCGTCGATCTCCATCATTGTCTGCGAATCGGCGAGCTTTTCAACCGCGTCCAGCAGTCTGTCCAGCCTGTCGCCGCAGCCTGCGGAGCAGGCGTTTGAAAAAACCGATCCGTGCGATGAAATGCCGCTCAGTAAATCGGCAATATCGGACGAAACAAAAGACGCCGTGTCGCAGAGTCCGTCCGACAGGTGCGGCGGTCGCGTAACAGGAACTTGTGGATGGACTGTAGACGGCTCTCCGCCTGCCGTCAGTCCTGCATACTGCATTCTCACGGAAGGCATGCGGTTGGACAATAACGGACCGATTGTCACGGTACCGGCGTGATTAACTGTTCCGGAAAATACATCCGTTGCCCTGTCTGAATTTGGAGTGTTGTCAGTGATGCCTTTTACAAGATTTGCAGCCGCCTTGCTGCCTGCCTCGTAAAGGTCACGTTCCCCCTGCCTGATTCCCAGCTCCAATCCGCTGGCAGTGAAAAGACCGATTTCCTGCGTCGCTTTTAAAGGGGAACTGATTTTCAGCACCGCTTTTGCATTGTTGTCAGTGATGCCTTTTACAAGATTTGCAGCCGCCTTGCTGCCTGCC